TCACTGTCGATCTCGATGTACTCATCCAAATCGGAAATCATCATGCCACGGCCTTGGGGCTGTATCATTATTACCACCGTCCCGTTGCCATAGAGCTTGATATACGGTCGGCTCTCAAAGGCAGTCGGATTTGCAATCGTCAGTTCAGAACTGTCAGCCGACACTGTTTCCTGTCCCGCAAAACTGTATTTATAGGGCTTGCAGTTGAAGGTCACGGTAAAGCTGCCGACCTTGTTTAGCTGCTCCTCAATGTCCAGATTGCCGGAGATGACACCGTAGCGGAAATACTCCGCATCGTAAGAGTCGGTGATTTCGTGGTATCTGTCCGGCTCGGAGTACAACCAGCCTTTGATGTTCCGTAGAACATCGGCAAGGGCGGCGGTATTCTTCCGGGCGAGAAACACCGTGTAGGTCACTTTGATGTTGGAAAATCGGCGGTTGGGATTGATGATGTCACCGCTCCTGCCGGGAATGGAAATGAACTCCGCATCGTATTCCGGTGCTGAGAACACGTCCTTCTTCTCGATATGCAGGCCGAAATCAGCGGAGCTGCGGCCGTTGTAGGTGAAATAGCTCATGCGAATACCACTCCTTTCCGCTGGGCGAACTGGTTCGCCGTTTCCATGACTTCGTTGGTGAGCTGACGGATGTCCTCACTGCTGTAATTGTTGAAATTTGTGATGTTCAGGGCGATGGTGAAAGCGGACGCCGCCTTGCCGACCACGCCGTCCACGGCAGAGCGAATCGAGCCGTTCACATCAAAGTCGGTTGGCAAAGCCGTCTGCATATCGTGGGCAAGGTCGCCCATGACACCGTTGATGTCCTCGGCCATACCTTCTGCGGCTTTGACCGCTTCATCGCCGTTGTCGTCAATGGAGCCAGCCAGACCCTTGACCAGCATTTCACCGACCCATGCCATTTCCTTTGAGGGCGAATGGATACCGAAGAAATCGCAGATACCGTCCCAGATGGAGGAAATCCACCCGGACACCTTGTCCCACAGCCACGAGGCAAGCTGGGTAATACCGCTCCACAGTCCCTTGACGATGTTGCCGCCGATTTCTACGATTTTATACATCAGAGAGCCGAAGGCTTTCACGATGCCCGCAATGATCTGCGGCACGGCCTTGACGATCTCCACGATGATGGTGGGCAGGTTTTCAATCAGCGCAACGAACAACTGCACACCTGCCATGATGATCTTGTCGATGTTCCCGACCAGTGCATTGACGATGCCGGAGATGATTTGCGGAATCGCCTGCACGATGGTCGTGATGATCTGCGGCAGGGCTTGAATGAGAGAAATCAGCAGGTCGATGCCTGCCTGAATAATGAGCGGTATCGCATTCAGCACAGCATTGATAATGCCGTCAATGATTTTCGGGATAGCTTCCACGATTGCCGTGATGATCTCCGGCAATGCAGTCACCAGCGAGGTCAGAAGCTGAATGCCTGTTTCGATGATCTGAGGAATCGAATCCAGTAAGAAGGTAATGATACCGTTGATGATCTCCGGCAGAGCGGCGATCAACACGGGGATTGCGTCCAGAAGTCCTTGCGCCAGTCCCGTAATAAGTTGTAAGGCTGCGTCAAGGAGCATCGGCAGGCTGTCCACCAGTCCTTGTACGATGGTGACGATAGCCTGCACCGCTGCCGGAATGAGCGTGGGCAGCGCATCCGCAATGCCGGTCACCAGCGTGGACACCAACTGAACCGCAGCGTCAATAAGCAGGGGCAGATTCTCAATCAGCGTGTTCACGATGGTCATGAGTGCGGACACCGCTGCCGGGATAAGCTGCGGAAGCAGGGACAGAAGCGTTTCCAGCACCTGCGAGAACAGTTCGGTGACCGCTTCCAGCAGTGTGGGCAGCAGTTCACCCACAGCCGTCAGCAGAGCGTCCAGCGCCGTGGGCAGAGCCGCCACGATGTTCTCGATGACCGGGGTGATGTTTGCCACCACAGTCTTGAAGGCATCTACCATGTTGTTGCACAGTAGCTCCATGTCAGCGTCCGCATCACCAAAGCCTACGATGAGGTTCGACACGGCGGATTTCAGTGCATTGACAGAGCCGGAAATGGTGGCTTCCGCTTCCTTGGCGGTCGTTCCTGCAATGTCCATGCTCTCCTGCATGACATGAATGGCTTCCACCACATCTGCGTAGGAGGAGATGTCATACTTGACGCCGGATATCTTCTCCGCATCGGCGAGCAGTCGCTCCATTTCCTGCTTCGTGCCGCCGTAGCCCAGCTTGAGGTTGTCGAGCATCGTGTAGTTCTGCTTGGCAAAACCCTGATAGGCATTCTGAATGGAGGACATATCCGTGCCCATCTTGTTGGCGTTATCGGACATATCCGTAATTGCCATATCCGCATACTTTGCGGCTTTCTCGGTATCGCCGCCGAGGGACTGGATGAGGCTTGCGGAAAAGCCCGTGACCGTCTCCATGTACTCGTTGGCAGAAAGTCCTGCCGTTTTGTATGCATTGGCGGCATACCGCTGGATCTCCTGCGAGGAGTCCTTAAACAGGGTGTCAACACCGCCGACCAACTGCTCGTAGTCTGCATAGGCAGCGATGACCTCTTTTCCGAGCTTCACGGCTGCGGCACCTGCGGCGACGGCCACAGCACCGAGTGCCACACCTACGGTTTTGAGAACCTTGCCGAAGCCTTCAAACTTACTGCCGGATTCCTCCGCAGCCTTGCCGCCCTCCTTGATGGCTTTCTCGTTCTCGTCCAGCTCACGGTTCATATCGTTGAGGGCGGCCTCGGCATTGTTGAGTTGGATCTGCCAGTTCTGGGTGCGGCGGTCGCTTTCTCCGAAAGAGGTGGCGGCATTCTGCAGAGCCTTGCGAAGAGTGTCGATTTTTGTAGTCTGCTCATCGATCTCTTTTCGCAGCACCTTGTTCCGTGCGGCAAGTGCCTCCACGGATTTGTCGTTTTTATCAAACTGAGAGGTGGCGAGCTTCATTTCGGAGCCGAGCACCTTGAAAGACTGGTTGATGTCCACCAGTGCTTTCTTGAATTCTTTTTCGCCCTCAAGACCGATCTTCAGTCCGAAACTGTCTGCCATTCGCCGTCACCTCCTTAAATGCCGTCCGGGATAATATCGTCAATGTAGCGTTCGTGAGCAGGAACAGCCTGTCCGTTATACTGCTTATGGCACTCCCACAAGTCCAAAAGCAGTCCAAACGGCATCAGCCACACCTCATCCTGGCTGAGATGCAGGTGAGCAAGGCCGTAATAAAGAAGCCGGGTAAACAGCTCCGCATCGGAGACCGTTACCCGACTGGTGCGTTTTTTGAGTCTTTCTCGCTTTCCACATTGCGCTTGGTGCCCTTATACAGTGCCTCCGTAATGGCGGTTTTGTATCCGGCGAGATCGAGGGGCATGGTCAGAAGCTCCACCACATCCTCCGTGAGCAGCTCCTTGGGATGCTCTTTATCCTTGAGGTTGTGGACAAGAATACTCTGATTCGCCAGAAGCGTGATAAGCCACACGATCTCTCCGATGGCCATTTCAAAGTTCTCGGACTTCATCAGCTTCTCGCCAAGGTTTTCCAGCCCGCCATAGCGACCGGCGATTTCCTTGGTAGCCTTGGTGGTAAGCAGGAGTGTGTATTCCTCGTCACCGATGGTGATGACTGCGGTTCTTTCGTTATCCATTGTGCGTTACCTCCGTTAACCCTGTTTTTCGGGTGTCGTGGTATAGGTCGGCTCATAGACTTCCTTATACCAGTTCGTGATAGTCGCTGCGGTCACATCGCCCTCCAAAGCCTCCGCTTTCCACGGGTGTTTGCCGCCTGCGTCTGCCTTGATGCGGCGCAGAATAGTGCCCTCAATGGTCGGCGTGGAGAAGGTAATGCTGTCGCCCTTGGTGGCAAGGTTCGTCGCCGGAATACCGAATTTCACGCGGTACAGCCAGTAATACTTGTACTTGCCGTTGGACTTCTTGGCACGGAATCCCACCGCCACAGGGTCGCCGCCGTCCTCGGATGCGGAAATCAGCACCTTGTTTTTGTCGATGGTTGCACCCGTGAG